TGTATTCCTTACGGCAGTTCCTCCACCGCCATTACCACCTGCACCAGTATTACAGCCACCACCACCGCCACCTCTAAATACACCAGTACCAGTGATGTTATTAGATAGACCTACACCACCAGCGTTGGCACCACCAGCTCCACCAGCTCCACCGCCACCACCTTGAACATAAGTTCCTGTACCAGAACCACCTGCATAACCTTGATTAGCAGTTCCAGCACCGCCACCGCTACCAGTGTTGCTTGTACCACCACCAGAACCTCCAGTTAGACCTTGAGGAAGTGAACCAGATGCAGAACCACCACCACCACCACCACTGGAAGTTATGGTGCTAAAAACTGAGTTAGAGCCAGTTGTTCCCCTAGAGCTTGGCGTACCACCAGCACCACCAGCACCGACTGTTACGGTGTAATTTGTGCCTGCTGTACCAGTAAGACTTGACTCAGCAGATGAACCACCACCAGAAGTCTGTCCTGTAACATTTGTGCGGAATCCACCAGCACCGCCACCAGAACTACGACCTGCACCAGCTCCACCACCACCAGCTATAACTAAGTATTCAAGTGAAAGAGGAGCGACTCCGCCACCAGCGCCAGCAGCGCTAAAAATACCGATAGGAAATAAAGCCACGACTAGACCGCCGTAGCGTTACCAATAATGCGGTAAGAGTTAGTACCCACACAGACAACAGATACAGCATCATACTGCTGACCGATCTTGTAAGCGGTTCCTGCGGTTCCGCGCCCAAACAGTGAAGTAGCGGTTCCATCTCTTTGTATAGTGACAGTACCCGCGCCATCTTGAAGAATGTCTACTCGCTCGCCAGCCTGAAATGCGGTAGCAGTTCCGATTGTGACTGTGACCGCCGAGGCATTGTCAAACTCTAAAATCTTGTAGCGGTCAGCGGTGGCAACTGTATAAGTTGTGGCAGTAGACACGGTAAGAGTGACTTCGTTAGAGAGGTATGTGTTTACATCCGCTGCTGCTAGAACTTCGCCAGCGGTAAATACTTTTCTTGGCATGGTTTTCCTTAGTCTTTCGTGTTTTAGTGTAGCAGATTAGTAGCCGAGCCTGTCGTTGTCCAGCTGACCGAATAGATCGCTGTTCAACACAAACACGCCATAGTTGAGGGTTTCAAGGCTAAATAGAATTTGCTTCTTGTCTACTGCCCATTGTTGTGAAATACCTAGTATTCGGCAAGCCAACGAGATCGCAGGTGGTATGCCGTTTGGGGTGAACTCGACCTGAACAATGTCACCGATCTCTAAGTCTAGAACCGCGTTTTGATTAAGTGTTGAAAGCCTGTCTAGCTCGACAGTAATCGAGTCGAATCGGTATAGGGGTTCAGAATAAGTAAATAGCAACCTAGTAGCCATGGCTTCTAACTCAGCTGGATCTTGTATCAAAACATTAGAGACCGAATAAGCGCGAGCGCCGTAAGCACCGATAGAGACTTCGTCTTCTAGGTAAACTTCATCTGGGATCGCGTCAGCATTTGTGACTGTGATTTGGTTGTAAAGATTTTCAGAACCATAAACATTTGTGACTCTGCTAAATGGAATCTTGGTAAAGGCGCTAGGCGCGAGATCGTCAGTAAAAATAAGATCTACTGCGTTAGTTGCGGTATTTCTTTCTTGAAATACGACTGCGCCATCTTTGCCGATAAACAAGTTTCCCTGTTCGCTTAGGGCAACCAACTTTAGGTAATCCAAAGCGCCTGTGCCGTTAGCCACATCAGCGTCTAACATAATGGAGTTACCATCGTCAATTCTTCGTTCGGTAGAACTCCAACCAATACTGGGTAAGTCAAGAACTGCGTTTACGCGTGCGCCAGATAATTGGCTAACAGGCGTGTAATCTTCAATGCCAGTATTGGTAAATTGGCTTAGTGCGTCCGATACTGAAATAGAAACCGTAGATCTATTTTCAGGTAAGTAGTTTAGATCTAAGTCCTCAATAAAACCAAAGAAGACTGGCTTATCATTAGCGGTAATGCGAACCTTTTTGCGCGGAACTAATAAGCCGTAATACAAGCTGTCAGGGTAAAGCGGGTCAAACTCTCTGTCATTGTTGTTTAGGCTAATGTCGGCAATAGCAGCGTCAATACGATCTAGTGCTTGGCTTTTACCGCGCTTGACTGAGACGCTGGCAAGTCTGTTGCTAATGTCATAGAACAACTCGCCACCCAAAATAAAGTTGGTGTTGTCTAGGACGCCTCTAACCGCATCATCAAGAGTAAATCCCTGTGGGGAATTATCGCCTAGATCTAGACCAAGTTCTACTTTGATTGCTGGTGCTGGCATTACGCACCCTGCCAGACCGCGCCTGAAGTTCTTTCATAAGCCTTGATTGCGTCCACGATTGCCTGACCGATAGTTGCGCCAGATCCGACACCGCCGTTTACTTCTATGTTGTAAATGTTCTGTTGTTTTGAAGTGCCAAATGCTGCGTTAGTTCCAGTCATACCGATGGTAGAACCTAGACCCGATAATTCCGCAAAGCCTGTGTTTATAGTCCCAAGCCCAGCAGCTCCACCAGCAACTAGGCTGGCTGCTAATCTTGCACCTGCGATTGGACCCTGAGAAATAATCTGCTGAAGCAGTTTAGGATCTAGCCCCATAGAACTTAGCTGCGTAATGTTAGACGAGAACTCGCGTGTCTTAGTCAGCAACTTGCCCATGTTGCGAATAATGGAGTCTGTGCTACTGCCAAGGCTAGGAAGGTCAAATGCGCTTAGGATCGAGTCCCTAATTTGCGAGAAGGTTGATTTTACCGAATTAGCAAATGACTCGTATATCCTTGCTCGCTCGTTAGTTGCTGCTTGTTCCTTTGCTAAATCCGCATCGCGTTGCGCGTCTGCCTTAGCGTCATCAGCGTCAATCTTGGCTTGATCTGCGTCTTTCTTTGCCTTTATTTCAGCGATACCCGCAGCAGTTTTATTGAATCTCTTTTGTAGTCTGTCGGCTAAATCTTGGCTACCCTTAGCAATTTTTTTGGCTACAACTAATCCCTTAGATCCACCTAGAAGATCCGCTGCAAATCCTTCTGTAATGTTCTTTTTGGTAGTGAGTTTTACAAAAAGATTTTGTTTCTTGATTTCTTGGTTTAGATCTTGGTTGAAGGCTTTGAACGCGCCAACAGTTTTTTTACCTGCGCCACCTTCGCCGTCTGGCAAAATTCCTTGTGCAAAATCTTGTGCAGCAAATAAGTCTTCTCCTTGCCCGCCTCTCAGCGGGCGACTGGTTGCTGCGCTTCGGGGAATCTTTGTAAGGTCAATAGCAGCGACAGCATTATTGAAGCCAGTAGCTGCTGTAGCTGCTGCTCCGTATCTACCCGCTGCCCAGTCTGCGGCATTACCCGAATCGCGGATTGCCCCGCCGTAATTATCTACATATGGCTTTCCGTCTTTAGCAGCGTCGTTAGTGTTGATGATCGCTTCAATTATGAAGCCAAGCCCAACGACTAAGGCACCGATACCAGTAGTCACAAGTGCGGTTCTAAATAATTTGAGAGCACCAGTACTTAAAGCAATTCCGCCTGCTGTTTTGACAAATGTAAATTTGAGTATCGTCATTGCTGCGTTGAATAAACCAGTCGCAGCTCTGACCGTGTTGAAAGCTGTGTTCAATACGAACAAGCTCACAACTAATCTAGAAATAGTTTCTATGTTTTGGACAATGTAAGTAAAGAAGTCCACAATCGAACGAATTAGCGACTTCCAATCAACAGCCTTTACCGCAGTCGCTAACTTACCGCCCAGCTCACTTGCTAGATCTCCGATGACTGGTGTAATTTCCGCAATTACTGGCAGAAGCTCCATACCGATGTCTTTGGTGATGTCTTCAATGTTTTTTTGTACTGTTTTGAATGAGTTTCCAAAAGTATCTTGGTATTTTACAAAGTCCCCTTGCTGAATCTTTGTATCTTTCATAATTAGGCTGTAAGAAGCCAACATTTTCTGCTGGTCGTTGAGTGCGCCAGTTCCGTCGTAAATCGCCATCGCCTGAGCCTCGGCGCGTAGCTTAGTATCTGTAAGGAATACACCGAATTTGCGTAAGGGTTCCGCTTGCCCCATAAGACCAGACTGGATCGCAGCTAGGGCTTCTTCTGTCGGAACATCATTGAACGAACCTAAATCACCAGCAAGCTGGACCAAGCTCGTTGAGAACTTGGCAGCTTCCTGCTCACCTAGCCCAGCGCTCTTAGCGAACAGACCAAAAGTTTTAGCGCCTTGTAAAGCTGCGGTTTCCGAAATACCAGCAGTTTCGGCAGCAGCAGCAGCGAAAGCTTGAACGCTTTTAGCAGCAGCGCCAAATACTTGATTTACACCCTCGTACTCAGCCTCAAAGTTAGAAGCTGCTTTTACCGCCATACCAAGACCAGTAGCAAAAACACCGATGGCAGTTCCAGCAATAGCAAAGTTTCTGCCTAGCGCACTAAAGCTACCTGATACTTTGTTTAGCTGATGTTGAGCAGCGCGTAATCCTTTGTTATCAAAGATCGTGATAATTGGTACTTTGATTGCCATAATTACCTAAGTTTTCTGTTTACTATTGCTGCGTATTTGTCGAGAACTACTTGGAGCGCGGTATTGAGCGCTGGGCGCTTTTTGATTATTGCTTCGTAAGCAAATCTTCCTGGCTGTTTGCCAAACCTATCCTCTAGAACTTTTATCATGTTATCACCCTGTCCTCTAATGGCGATAGATCCGTCTCCTCGACCAGCACCGCGTAAACCTGTGCTTGGTATTTTAGATCGAGATCGTGGTGGGTTTCGGCGTATACCTGCTAATTCGGAGTAATCGAAACCAAGACCATCTGGGGAACCTGTTGCGTGAATAGAGATAATTGGCGTATCTCTTTTACGAGCTAATCTTCTAAGTGTTATTGGTGGTATCGCAGTTTTGACGCTAGTTACCCCAGCCCACTTAGTCGCACCATTGTGCATCATCCCACTCATCGGCGCTACTGAAGGAACATTAGATCTAATTGCGGAGAATACGCCTGATCCACGAACAGCCACATCGGCGTCTTTCTTTAGTTGCTTTACGCTATCGCCTTCGATCGCTTCGAGAATAATTAGCGTGTCTTTTAGACCATCAACTCTAATGTTGGTTTTTAGTTCCATAGCACACCTCGCTAATCTAATTGTAGCAAATACAGAAATAGACCCCTCGCCGAAGCGAGAGATCTATTTCTGAATGTTTCTAGCGACTAGCCATCTGTGCATTGTCCAAAGCATTCTGTCTGATTGTTCCAGTAAAACATTTGGAGCAATACCAGACTCTACTGCTATTGAAGCAATAAACCAATGAGCAGAACTGTCACCTAAGCCTTTGATGCCGATGCTTTTGGGTCAGTAGTTTCACCGATCGAATCTACTAGATCTAGCCATTCTTCATAAGGCTGTTCTGTTTGCTTTCTTCTCTTTTCAGAGTGCCAAGCTAAGAATAGAAGCCAGCCCATTCTTGGGTCGTCTAATTTTGCGATGGATACATTGAACTTATCCTCAAAAGCCACCATGTCAGCAGCAGATACAGTTATGTCTTTGTTGGTTCCGTCTTGAAACTCAATGCGTAGGGTCAGTTTCATTTTGTTTTCCTTATACGGTTGCGCTGGTTACAGAACCAGAGGTTGGGTATGAAACGGAGAATGTAGCTAGATCTCCAACTGCGCCAGAGATTGGGGTGATGCTGTTCACAAGAACAGTAGCAGTCCATACTGGGTTGGTTGCTGAAGTAGCAGTTCCGTTTGGTTTTAGAGTCACAGTTGCGAGTGTTCCCAATAGCGGGTTCAATACGCTTGCGAGTGCGCCAACTCCGTAATCTTGGTGAAAGTCCAAAGAAACTGTGCCAGATTTTAGTCCGCCAACTACTTCTGTGAATCCACCTGATCCGAAGTCGGTAACATCTACATCAGCAGCAGTCAATTCCAAAGATGCCTGAGCGACGCTGTCTGAGATGTTTGTTCCGTTGAGTGTGACATTTGTTGCCGTCACTACATATTTTGCCATTTGTTTTCCTTACTAGCTAGTTTTTATTGTGTGTACACGACTAGGTCAAACTCGGCAGCTAGATAAGTTTGCTCTGCTACCAGAATTGAACCATAGTTTCTCATTGAAACGACCCTAAGATCTTGGATAACCCCAGAGAGCGTTCGGTTCGATTCTATCGCAAGTTTGACTGATGAGCTGCCAGTACCCGCGCAATAAAGATCTAGCAGGTTTTGTGCGTTTCTTTCTGAAGCTCGCCCAACAATAACTGTCACAACGAAGTTGTACTGATCTAAACCGCGTTGCATCGCGCGGTCGTAATCTATTGAGGCTGGCTGAATAATCGCTGTTGGTGGCTGAGGATTATCGGGCACAGTTTCCGTCACCCGCAAACCGCTGATTGTGCTTAGGTTAGTAGCTATACCATCGCGTATCTGCCCGATTGTTGCCATTACGCAAACCTAACCCTACGGAATGGGGCTACAAGCGCTTGAACATCGAAGTCAATTCGGCTAATTCTCATTACGCCTAGATCTCCGACACCAGCGACACCCAGCGGAGAGTCGTATCTCTTGAACTGGCGCTGTGCCAGCATAAGTGTTGCCTGTTTGATTGCGATAGGAATTGCCGACCAACCGAAAGTTCCAACGATCTCAACAGTCGCTTCGCCACCAAAGACTGGCCATAGGAAGTCATCTATTGCGCGTATTTGCGTAAATGGGGTGACAATGCCACCAGCACGACCATTCAGCGGTTCTAGTTGATAATCTTTGGTTGCCCAAGTCGTGTCGAAACCTTCTCCGTCAGAAGAAGTTTTGATTGTGGTAATAGAAACTAGATCGTCAGTTTCGCAGACATAACTGTCGTTCGGCACAAAGACTCTAGTGCCAGCGGTGCTATAAAACACACGCTCACAGTATCCGTCTAGTTGCCGAGAGGCTGCTTCGATTGAAGTTTCAAGTAGTGTGTCATCGACAGTATCCGCGCTAGGTATCCTCATTACTGCTTTCAATTCAGCTAGAGTCGCGTAGCCGTTAGTTATTGCCATTTTTCCTCACAAGTTCTTCGTTGTATTCGAGTAGAGCGTTGGTAGCGGTTGGAATGTTCGAGTTTGTGTTAGCCCACTTCGCCCAAGCGTAAATGTCCTTTGGCAAGCATTTGCTATTCGCGCCCCTATTACCTTCGTAAATAAAGCTCCACCCTAATTCCATTCTAGGGTCATCGCCGTAAACGATTTCCCTGATGGTGTAATAGTCTAATCCATTGGCTTCGCAAGCGTCGTATAATTCC